CAATAACCCGGTGCCGGAACGCATATTGCCTATCGTCCCCGCGCAGCGGCGGGGCCAGGTTGGCGTCAATGCGCTGGACGTCCGTGGCGATACTCAGCAACGGGATACCGTCAATTTCCCAGGTGTCCACTATTCGCCCCCGTCGATTCCGAGATAGGCCACTTTGGCCAGGGTGTTGGTTATGGACTGGCCAGCCGGTTCCGGCACCGGGTTATTGACCGTGATGTTCGTTTCCCGGACACCGCCGCCGTCCGGCACCTCATAGCCTCCGGCGGGTGCCGGGGACGGGATGGCCGGGGCCTGGATGGAATCCGGGACCCCCACCTTTAGGGTGGTGGTCACGTCGCCCATGAGCTTTTCCAGGTCCGGGATATGGGACTTCAGGGACTCCACAAAGCCGCCCATGATCCAGCCGCCGGCGGGCACCAACAGCTTGAGGTCATAGGCCTTTGGCCCCTTATGGTCCGCGATCCACTGGCCGATCCCGCCCACGAAATCGGCTATGCCCTGGAATCCGGCTTTGATCCCGTCCAGCAGCCCGGACATGATCTGAGAGCCGGCGTTCCACAGCAGCGACCCCAGCCCGGCGAGGAACCCCAGGATTTGGCCCGGGATTCCGGCCACCCAGTTAAGCATTTCCATACCCTTGGATATGGCGGCTTGGGCCATGGAGGCGAACCAGCCGCCCACCATTCCGGCGAGGTTGGCCAGCCAGGACAGGTAGCCCAGGATGGCCCCGGGAATTCCGGCTATGAATGAAAGTAGCCCGTTCCAAATTGACATTGCGAAATTTGAAATCCCGGTCCAAATTGAACCAATCCAGGCACCAAAAGCCGAAAGGGCACCCATAAAGAATGACGAAATCCCGGTCCAAATATCTGAGAGCCAGCTACCAAATCCGACAAAAATTGAGGCCACCCAGGCCCACAAAGAATTCCACATGTCGGAAATCCAGCCGCCAAAACCGGCTAGGGCACCCATGAACCAGGACGCGAAACCGTCCCAAATTTCCTTGAGCCAGTTACCCAGCCCGCCGAATACCTCCCCTAGCCAGTTCATCAGACCGCCCCAGGTGTCCGATATCCACGCGGCCACGGAATCCCAGTTAAGGGCCAGCAGCACGATGGCGGCTATCAGGGCGAGGATGGCAATAACGATCCAGACCACCGGGTTAGCCAGCATGGCGATTGCCGCCGCCCACGCCGCAGCGGCCCAGGCGAGGAACGCGGCCACCAGGGTGACGCCGATAACCGCCGCCAGGGCACCCAGGACCCACTGGTTTTCCTGGACGAATCCCAGCACCTCAGTAAGGACCGGCAACGCGGTTTCGGCAAAGGACATGAACGCCGTTTCCACGGTGCGCTTGAGGGTTTCAAGGGCGACACCCGGGCCGGAATTCAGTTCCGTGGAGAATTTGGACGCGGCCCCGGCGGTGGAATCAAAGGCGTCCGCCATGGGGTCCACCATGCCCAGGAACGCCGGGATTTGGTCCGCGCCCAGGTCCTCCAGCGGGGTGCCGAACAGGGCAAGGGCCAGGGCGGACTGTTCCGCCGGGTCCTTTACCCCCTGGAGGCCGTGGACAATTTCGCCCATGGCCGCGTTGGCCGAATCCCCGCCGGCCAAAAGCCGGTTGGTCATGTCCTGTTGGTTGATGCCCAGGGCCTCAAAAGCGGACCCCGTGGACTTGGACATGTCCGTGGCCCGGATTTGGAATTCCTTGAGGGCGTCCCCCATTTTGTCCATGCCAATGGCACCGTTGGAACCCGCCGCCACAATCATGCCCATGGCGGTTTCGCCGTCGATACCCAGGCCGGCAAAGTGCTTGGAATATTCGTCCATGATGGGGAACACTTCCCCGCGGAGGGACGCGGGCAGCTTTTGCATGGACGCCGTTATCAGGTCCATTGCCTGGGTGCCGTCTTTGGCCAGCCCGTTGGTAATCAGGACGCCGGCGGTGGTGGCCGAATCGGCCACGTCCACGCCAAAGGCCGTGGACAGGTCCAGGGCCGTGGCCGTGATGGCCTGGATATCGGCCTCACTGGCGTCCGTCATCCCGGAAATGGATGACATGACGTCGCCCACGGCGGTGGACACGTCAGCCATGGACTCCCCATAGGCCCCGGCGTAGAGCTTCCCGGACACCGCGCCGGCCTTGGCGGACTGTTCCGGCGACAGGTTGAGTTGTGCCGCCATTTTGGTCTGGAGGTCCGCCTTTTCGATGGCCCCCGAAAAGGCATCGGCCACGCCCATGCCGATGCCCAGGCCAGCGGCCACGCCGCCGATTTTGGCAACGGACCCCATGGAATCGCCAATGCCCTTACCGGCTTTTTTGCCGGCCTCCCGGCCCGCGCCCTCCGCGTCCGGGACCAGTTCCTTTGTGATCTTTTCGCGCCCGCCCTCAAAGGACGGCACGATGGATACGTAAGCCGCCGCGAGCTCTACAGCGTTGCCACCGGCCATTATTTTGCCCCGTTCCACCAGTCGTCAAAGTCTTTAATCGGGATGGGTTTGGACCCGTATTTCGTGGATTCGGCCTTTGCCCCAGGGCGTGGGATGGGCTTGGGCTTTGGCGCGTTTTTCTTCCCGGCCCGCTGCCAGTTGCCGGCGGCCAGGAGGTCCACGACGTGGGCCACCAAGTCAGCCAGGACCAGCCCGGACGCCCACGCCGCCATCTCCGGCTGTAGCTCCCGGATGAGGGCGGACGATGGGCCGGAGCGGTGGACGACCACGAACAGGTCCCGCCATGTCAGGCGTTCCGTGCCCAGGTCATCCAGCCGCAAACCCAGGGCCAGCAAGTCGTATTCGATGGCCTCCGCGTGGTCCTCTAGGAGGGCGCAGAGGCCGGCGATTCCCCCACGGAAATTCGGCTGGCCTCCTGCCACGCCTTGAGCAGTGCGGCCAGTTGGTCATCATCCATGACGTCCGTAATGCCAGGGCTGTACCGCTCCAGCATTTCCAGTTGCACGGTTCCGAGTTCCCGGAGGTCATCCACTTCCGGGTCCTTACCGGCCCGTTGCGCCGCCTGGATCGGTTCGGCCAGTTTGGCCAGCCGGTTCCGGTAGCCGATGGGGGTAAATTTCAGCAGCGGGAGGGACCGGGGTTTCTTTTCCCCGGGGACCTGGAATTCAAACAGGTTTTGCTTTAGTGATGCCTTGGACGCTGGGACTTCAAAGACCATTTGCTGGGGTCCTTTCGGATGATTTGGGGGATTAAAAAAGGCGGGGCGGACCCTCCCCCGGATGGGTCCGCCCCGCCTGTCAGCGGGCTTAGACGGCGCGGGTGTAGCTAAACGCCGTGCCAGCGCCCACGGCGTTGGTAACGATGACGTCAGCAGCGCCCGCGGAACCCGCCGGGAGGACGGCCACGATGGTTTCCGAATCCACGATGGTGAAGTCAGTAACCGGGGTGCCGCCGATGGTCACGCCCGTGGTGCCCGTAAACCGGGTGCCCTTGATGGTGACCAGGTCATCCTCACCAGCCGGGTTGGGCTGGCCGGTAACGGACGTCAGCGCGGGAACGCCGGCGGTCAGCACCTGGCCATCGTCCAAGTAGATGTAGACGTTGACGCCGGAGCTGTCCGGGTACGTGGCCAGGGTGACCGGCCACGTAATCGCGGACGACTTCACGAAAGACACCTCACCGGTTTCCGAAACCTGGCCGTCCGGGACCACGATAAGGACCCGGGAGTCCCCGTCTTTGATCTTGAACACGTAGGGCTTGCGGGGCATTTCGGTGCCCTTGAGCAGCGCCGTAATCCGTTTGCCGTTGGTGGCATCGGCGGCGGTGACGGTGACGTTATCGTCCCCAAGGTAATTCTTGAGGGACTGTTCGTTCGTCTCCAGGTGCGCCCAAGCCAGCTTGGCGGCAAATTCGGTCAGGAGCTCACGGACGACGGAACCGGACCAGTCCCGCACCTGTTCCGTGGAACGTTCCGGGGTCAGGGTAAGGCCGTCCTCCGAAATGTAACCGGAGTCCTCAAACGCCGCGTCCAGTTCATCGTCCACGGCGGTGGGCAGCGGAGTGCCCCGCGGCGCGGAAAGAATGGGCCCGGTGGTCAACTGGTCCGGGGACCCGGTCAGCACGTTGGTAGCTGTAACGCTCATTGTGGTTTGCCCCTTTCAGGCAGTGAATAACACTTATGCGCTGACGATTTGCCCGCGCATTGACACCGCGAAAGTTGCGGAGTACCGGGCCCGGGAGGTGATTGGGTCCGAATCTTTGTAGGGCTGGGACAGGGTTTGCACGTCGTTTACGACGGTTTCCCCCATGTAGCCCCGGCGGGCGGCGAACAGGACCAGGCCGGTACACCGCCGCGCAATATCGGACGCCCGGATTTCGTCCCCCGGCCCCGCGCCCCACGCCGTGATGGTCAACTGAATGTTGGACACCAGGACGTCCCTGGGGACGCCGCCGGTCAGGCGCACCGTGACCGCCTCCCCGGGCGGCTCATAGTCCGGGGACGCGGCGTCCATGGCTCCCAGGACGGCGACGTCCTCAAACCCGGGTTGCTGCCCAAGCATGGCGTCCAGGTATTGGATGAGGACCGTTTCCCCGTCCGCCGGTTCCACGAATTCAGCCACGGCCGGCCCCAATCGCACGGGTCAGGGTTTTGTCCGTGGCCTCCCGGCGGGCGGCTTCCAAGGTTTCGGTGGCCACGGTGGCACGGACGCGGTTAGCGCCCGTGCTTACCTGGACGCCGACGCCCTCACCCGCCGCCGATGCCATGGCTTTGGCCCGTTTGGACACGTCGCCCAGGGCAGCGCCTGACCGTAGGATTTTGCGGAATCCGGCTGTCTTGAAAACCAGCTTTGTGACTTTGCCGCCAACGTCCATGGGTCACCCTTTCCAGTCGATAAGCAGGACCAGCACGTGGTCCAAGGTCCCGGTGGGCGAGCGGTGCCGTGCCGGTTCCCCGTCCACGGCGTACCGCCGGCCCTCCCACTCCACCGCGTCCGTTGCCTGGACGTCGGTTCCGGGCGGGGCGAACCAGGACCACCGGACGGCGACCGCCCCCACCCGGTTATCCAGGACCTCCTGGGAGGCCCCGGGCTGGAGCAGTGACCCGGGTACGGGGGTACGTGTTGCCGCATCCCCGTAGTCCGGGCGGCGCGTCCCGCGGGCGTCCGTGGTCCACGTCGGGCGGACTACGGTGGGCGTGTCGTCAGCGAAAGATGGCAGCATCCCGGCCCCCCTAAATCTTGAAAGCGGCCAGGACGTCCAGGTCCCGCTGGAGCAGTGACAGCCCGCCGGAAACCCCGGGGGCCGTGGTGGCCCATGCCACCGATACCGTGCCGGCCTGTTCCCGGGTGGCCCCCATGGGGGACGCCAGGGCGTTGGCCGTCACTTGCTTGACGATCTGTTGGACGTCCGGGACGTCCGCCAGGTCAAAGCCATGGCGGACCCGGATGGACACCGCGCCGAACCGGTCAGACCAGCCATAGCCGCCGCCGCGTTGGACCATGCCGTGGCGGGAAAAGTCCACCCCGGACACGTCCACGTCCTCCCCGGCGTTGGTGGCCGTGAGGACTTCCAGCAGCCGCCCCGTAGGCAGCAGGAGCAGCGAACCGCCCACGCCGTCCACGGTTAGGGTTTCCTCCAGGACGGGCGCGATATGCCACCGCGCCCACCGCCGGATACCCGCCGACGCCCCTTTAAGCAGCGGCTCCACCCGGGGGTCCTCAGCCGAAACCTTGCCCCTGGTCCAGGCGGAAAATTCCGCGGCGCTGACCAGGGGAGGCAAGCGGAACGCCGATTCTTCCGGCTCAATAATTTCCGTCGTCACGGCCCCGCCTCCTGTCGGCTATTCGGCCTTTTCGGCGGCGGCGGTTCGGGATTTGTTCAGGGGCGCGGCCGGCACGTTTTTGGTTGCCGCCGGCTTTGCCTTGGGTGCGGGCTTTTTGGCCCCCACCAGGTCAGCCGCTGTCAGGCCCCGAGTTTTGGCGTCAGCGTCAGACAGCCGCAGCGTTGCCGCCACGCCGTTGACGTTGACCGAATAGTGTTTTAGGCCAGCCATTGCCGTGCCCCTTTCCGGTTGGGGTGGACGCGGCCCCCGCCCCAGCTAACGGGGACCGCGTCCAGTCAATGGGGGTTAGGCGGACAGGTCCGTGTCCACAAAAGCGGTAGGACGGATGACGCCGAACGCCACGCGTTCCTCAGCCAGGACGGCCACCAGGTTCCGGATGAAGAAATCCGCGTGGGAGTCCGTCACGGTCACGGTGGTTTCCTCACGGTCCCAAAGGACCGCCTTGGAAAAGTCGCCCACCAGGCCGCGGCCCGCCGGGATGGCCTCAGATTCCACGATGGGCAGACCCCACAGGGTGCGGGGACCCATGGAGAACGGACCCGCTCCCAGGAACTGGCCGGAGTTGGTGCCCTCCCGGGCGAGGTCCACGGTTTCGACCTCAACCGGGTTGAGCGCCACGGCGTTGGGGATGACGCGGCCCACGGTGCGGGCTTTCGTGATGGCCTTACGGACGGTCACGAAAATGTTGTTATCCCACGCCTGGGTCTGGATTCCGGACGTCTCGAAAATGCCCTCCAGGTTCTCCCCGGTGCCGTCGCCGGAAAGGATCTGGTCCTCCTCCTCCTCCGCGATATCGGCCCGGAGCTCATCATTGATGAGGCCCTCAAGCTGTGCCGCGTCGGCAAGTGCCCGCTTGGTGGCCGGGACCCATTCGGCAATGGTCTTAACCGTTGCCGTCTTGCGCTCAAAGGCCCAGGAACCTTCCGGCTTGTAGCCGCCGCCCGCGACGTTGATAAGCGCGCCGGCGGCTTCCGGTGCGGTGGGAGGTGCGGAGCTCGTGGCTTCCGCGACCGGTGCGGCGTTGTTCGTGTGCGCCGTCTGGACCACGTATTCCACCGTGTCCGAGCCCGTCCGGCGGACGCTGATGACGTCCCGGATGGTCAGCGGCCGGCGGCCCAAGGCCTCCAGGATTCCGGTATCTTCCGCGGTGACGAACGCGCCGGCGGAGGTGGAGGAACCGCCGGTAAACAGGCCCTTAATGTGGATGGGGTCAGTCCCGAAATGCGCCTTTTCCGGGACGCGGTTACCGAACGGGGCCATTGCGGCCTTGAATTCGTGGGACTGGACCACCTGGAGGCCCAGGGACTTAGCACGCTGCAGGGGCGTGCCGGCGTCCTTAAGGGCGTCCACGTCGGCCACCGCTTCCCCGCCGATTTCGGCGGCGAGGGCGCGGGCCTCATTGATGATTGCCTGGTCCGCCTTGGCGACCTTGACGGCCTCAAGACGGTCCTTTGCCTCACCCATGGCCTTGCGGTAATCCGATTCCTCATCGGCGGTCATGGACCGGTTTTCGCCGTCTGCCTTTTCGGCAATTTCGCGGGCACGCTTTGCGGCGGCGGCGGCGGCTTCCTGGAGCTTGCGGAGCTTATCCATTTTTCTGCCCTTTCCATGGCATGAAAAAACCGCCCGGCACAGTGCCAGACGGTTAGGGGGGGGTGGTGTTGCTACTTACTAAGCGGACGCGGCCAGTTCGGCCTCAAGTGCTTCCGCTTCCCATGCCAGGACCCGGGCGGACGGATTGGGGATTGGGTCCTCAGCCTTGACGGATACGCCGTCCTCAGCCTTGCCCTCACCTGTACCGCTGGCCTTTTCCTGATCTTGTGTCACCTCCGCGGCACTGAGTACCGCGTCGATGGAGTCCCGCGCCGCACGCAAACTATCCACGTGCTTGGACGACAGGACGCGCCCCTCTTTAAGACCACCGGTCAGGGACTCCATGGCCGTTTTCACGGCCAAAATTTCCGTCTCCTGATTTGCCCCGATGGTCACCAGGGAAACCTCATAGATTTTGACCTCATGGAGCTCATAGACGTCCACGCCGTCCAGCTGCCCCCACGTGCCTTTGATGACGTCATAGGCAAAGGACATTTGGGAAATGCGCCGGCCCTTGAGCATCCGGTGGACTTGGGCACCCTTGGCGGACTCAAGGTCCAATTGGGCCAGGACCCGGAGGCCGCGTTCATCTTCCGTGGCTTCCAGGACGTGGCCAATGTTGTAATCCGGGTCAGCCATGTTGTGCCCGAACAGGACGGGCAAAAAGTTGCCCGATTCGGCCCACTCTTTCAGGGTGGCCTCAAACGCGCCCTTTTGGACCACGTCCCCGTAGCTGTCAATGTTGCCGAAAATGGAGGCGTAAGCCTCAAACTGGCCGTCCTCCAGACCGGCCTCCGGCCCCGCCTTAAGCTGGACCGTAGCGTTTTTCAGTTTCACGTTTCATCCCTCCTTTTCAGTCGTCCACCGGGTTAACTTCCACGGTGCATTCACAGCCGGCCACCTCATCCGGGCCCTTGCCCGGGTCACCTGGCCAGTTCAGACCGTTGGAAAATTTCTTATCCAGGTCCACGGTTTCGCCGTCCATCCGGGCGTGGGACTTCCGGCTGTTGCTGGAGTTCGTCCGCCACGTTTTCGTGGCCTTGCCCCCCAGCAGTTTCCGGGCGGCTTCCACCGCCACGAATGACCCCAGGGCGGACAGGGTGGCCTTGCCCGCAGCGGGTGCCCGTTGGGCCTCCGCGTTATCGAACACCCGTTCAGGTCCCGGGGCGTCCTCCGATTCGTCCGCCAGGGCGTCCTCCAGGAGGTCCCGCGTGGCCGAATTCACCCAGCCGGCCCGGACCTCAGCGAACGCCTGGAGGAATGCCAGGGTGTCGTCCACGCTGTAGTCCCCCGGGTCCAGCCCAAAGGACGCCGCGACGTCGCCGCCCATCGTTTCCGAGAGCTCAGCGGCCACGGCGTACAGGTCCGCCGCCAGTTCCTTATCCCACCGGGCACCGTCCCACCAGGATTTCCCGCCGCCGATGGCAGCCAGGACGGACTCCCGCTGACGCTGGAAAAAGGCCACATAGACGGCGGTGACGTCGTCCGGCGGTTCGGGGTCCGCCGGTTCGTCGTCAGCCTTGACCAGTTCCCGGGATTTGATGGCCCGGGGAGCGCCGGCCAACTGGCCGGTGTCCGGAGCCGAATCCGTGGGGGACGCCTGGTCCCCCGTGATGACGTTAAGCGGGATGATAAGTTCGTCCCCGCCCTCCACCGCCGGGAGGTTGGACAGCGCCCTGGCCTCATTGCGGGTCATCCATGGACCGCCCACGGACGTTTGGATTTGCGCCGCCTGTTCCTCAAAGGAACCGCGCAGCTTTTCGGCCATGTTGAATTCCACGTAGGTATCCGTGGAGTCCGTGAAATCCGGGATTAGCTGGAGGGCCAGTTCCTCCGCGATCATGGACAGCCACGGCCCCAGGGTGTCCTGGTACAAATGCTTGTGCTGTTCCTTGACGTTGGAAAACGTGGCGTTATCCAGGATTCCCACCATGGTGGGCGGGATGAAAAAGGCCGCGGCCACTTCTTCCCGGGTCAGCTTGCGGGCCTCCACATACTGGAGTTGTTCCGCCGTCTGGGAGGCGGCAACAAATTTCATGCCGTCCTCAAGTACCGGCGTACCGCCGGCCTGGGGACCGCTCCCGGTGTACTGTGCCCGCCATGAGTTCGTGAACCGGGTTGCCGCCTGTTCGGACCAGGCGGGCGCACCCACCGGGCGTTCAAGGTAGCCGGAGGCGCGGGCACCGTTGCGGAGGGTATTTTCCCGCATCCGGCCGGCCTCATATTCTTCCGCCAGGACCCGGCGCAACGCCTCAATGGGAGGCGAACCGCCAAGGTCCCCGTCCGGGTTGTAGCCCCGGAAGTGGACGATTTCGTCAGCCTTGAAAACCTTTTTGCCCCGGTTGCCGGTGAATTCAAAGGCATCCGGCCATAGCCAGTTTTCCCCCACGGGCTTGACCATGGCAGGGGGCAGACGGACCAGGGACGGCCCGCCCATCTTGAGCCAATAGGCCCGGTCATAGATGCCCAGGTCCCGGACCAGGGCGTCCAGCAGCCGGTAACGGGTGGTGGCCGGGTTGGGCTTATTGAGCAGCTGGATAAGGCCGGTATCCGTCAGGCGTTCCCGGTCAGTGTCCGAGAGCCGGCGGAACTGGTGCAAGCCCAGGGACGCAATGTTCCGGCCCAGGAAATCCACCACCGTCCGGACGGCCCCCTGGGATTTCCAGATGGCGGCATAGTCCGCGGTGTAATCGTTGGCGAGCTGCAGACGGTTGGCCGGGAGCGCGGCCGGCTTGGACAGGCCTTGCAACGTGCCTTGAGAGATTGCGAAAGCCACCGCTTACACCCCGCCCCGTACTAGTGTCTGGATGAAATCAACGTCCTGGCGCTGGACGATGGCCTCACCATCCAGCGGTAGCGGTTGCGCCCCCGGCTCCAGGGCCGTGGCGTTGCGGAGGAACAGCAGGTCACCGGACTTACGGATAAGCAGCCCGTCCACGCCGCGCCCGGTTTTGAGGTTGATAACCACGTGGCGGGCCACCAGGGTCCGCCACGAATATGCCCAGTCCATGACCAGCCGGACGATGGCCAGCAACGCGGCAAGGCCCACCAGGATGACTACCGCAACTTGCAAAATGACCACGACGGCCCGCCTTTCAAACCACCATTAGGGTCCCGGTTTCGTATGCGGAAACGGGCACGATTTCGACCGGCTGTAATACGTCCCACGCCGCCCCGGTAGCGGCCATGAGAGGGGCAGCGCCGTAGGGGGAGGCCTTGCGGTTCCAAACCCACGCGTCCCCAAGGGGTTTCGTAACAGCGGTGCCGGCGGCAAGGTCCAGGACCGGCTGGGGCAAGTGCCAAATCCTGACCGGCTGGACCTGTTCGTCCGGGACCGACGCGTCCGGGGTCCACTGGTGGGCCTTGACGCCGTCAAAGAATTTGCCGCACCCGGCCCCCAGGTCAGTGCCGCCCCACTCCACCACGGTGACGTGGTCAAGTTCGGACAGCGCCGCAATGAGCCCGGACGCCGGAGCGCCCCGGGCCTGGACCACCACGCGCAGCGGGGACGCCGCCGTGGCCCGTTCGGCCACCCAGTCCACGGCCCATTCCACGCCGTACCGGGCGGCCACGATTTCGACATGCACCCCGCCGTCCGGGCGCCGGCCAGCGGCGGCAATGAACGTCCGGGTCCTGTCGTGTTCGGTGTCAATGCAAAACGTCACCGGGGCATCCGGCGGGATGGAGGAATCCGGGTCCAGCCCAGCCTCCCAGGACCCCGGAGGGAACGGCCCCTCATTCGTCCCGTCATTCCACTGACAAAGCACCTCAGTTCGGAACACCCATTCAGGATCGGTTTTCCGGGCGGCGGCTATGGCCCGTTCCGTGATGGCGTGGCCCAACGATGGGTTGGCAGCTGCCCACCCGTCCCGGTCATCCAGGGAACACCCCGGCGGGGCGGACCACTCAAACAGCCCCAGGCTGTCATCATCCTGGACGACGTCGTCCGCCATGTCAGCCGGTAGGGCCTCCACCAGTTCCGGGGCCAGCCCGTCCGAGTTGATACCGTCCGGGTCCCCGATGGCCGCGTGCGCCATCTTCCGCAAATAGCGGAGGACGATGGATGACGCGTCCCCGGCGTTGGACAGCCCCAGGACTATGGCCATGGCGCGGGCCATGGTGGTCTTTGTGATGGCCCCCCAGGCGTCCCAAGACTGATGCTCCCGGAGTTCGTCCAACAGGATGAGGTCCCCGGACAGGCCACGGCCACCGCGCCGGCTGGCCGTCTGGACTTTGTACCGCTCCCCGGTGGTCAGGTCCAGGGACTTTTTCCCGTTCGTATGGTTGACCTTTTTTATTTCGGACGCCAGTTCCTCACAGTCCTCCGCGATTTCCACCGCGCCGGCCCAGACTTCTTCCGCAAGGTCAAGGTTTTGGGCGGTCCCGATGACCAGCCGCGCCTCCCGGACGTACATAAAAAACAGGGCCATGACTTGGGCAAGGGTGGACTTGCCATTCTGACGGGCCACCAACAGCACCACGGTTCGGAACCGGAATGACCCGTCCGGCAGGAGCTCCAGGGCGTGGATGAGGAACCACTTTTGCCACGGGAACAGGACCAGCCCCAGGACGTCCTCCGCAAACATGATGCAAGCGAACCCGGC